TAAGGTTGGTCGTGATGTTTTTTAAATCTTTGTTTATTGCCATTTTGTGTCCTTACATTTATTTATTGACAAAATTAAGTGCGTATATTATACTGTGAAGATAACTAATAGAAAGTATTAATGAAAAAAGTAAATTACCTTAATAATAAAGACCTTTTAGAAGAGATTCACAAGTCAAAAAGTTCATTTTGTAGTTTTATAGACGCCAAGTACACAGATTACGACCTTATTGTAAAGGATATTGGCAGTATAAACATAAGGACTGTGGCACAGGCAAAGCGTAACAAAGCCAAAAAATTAACACAGATTGACTACGAAATACGCAAGAAAGCAAATCCAAAGACCAAACTGAGCGAGTGCGAGATCGATTACAGAAAGATACAGAAGGATGATTTGGTGTTTAGGGTTATGACTTATGACCATGTGCCGGACGATCCTGGCAGGAAACGTAATCCAAGAAATGTTGCTGACAGGAAAGAAAAAGTAAATTTTCCACCGTTCCAACATTTCAAATATGACAAAAAAGGTAATTTGGTGTGTGTAGGAAAGAGCCATTGGGAAGGTGGACTACACAACGGTAAATTCAATAAAGATTCAGGACAAGCCACAAACGAATTGGCACGTATGTGGATGAAACTTTGTGAACGTTATGCCACAAGAGGTAACGTTCGAGGTTACACGTACAACGATGAAATGCAAGGACAAGCCATATTGCAACTAGCACAGATTGGTTTGCAGTTTGATGAATCTAAATCAAACAATCCATTTGCATACTACACAGCGGCAGTTACAAATTCATTTGTAAGAATAATCAATATCGAAAAAAGAAATCAAAACATACGAGATGATATTTTAGAAATGAATGACATGATGCCGAGTATGACTAGACAGACACAGGATACTAAACCACCTGCCAAAAAACCTGTCCAGAAAAAATTTGCCAAAAAGAAGAAGAAGTAGTTGACACATAGACAGTTTTAGTTTATGCTGTAGACAAGTAGGAGAATTATTTTGTTCAAGAAATTAGCGGTTTTTACTGACATACACTTTGGCTTGAAATCCAACTCAAAGTTACACAACGACGATTGCGAAGAATTTGTTGACTGGTACATAGACCTTGCTAAACAGCATGGCTGTGAAACAGGAATGTTTTGTGGTGACTGGCATCACAACAGAAACAGTGTAAACATCACAACAATGGACGCATCTATTAGAAGTTTAGAAAAGATAGGTAAAGCGTTCGATAATTTTTATTTCTTTCCAGGCAATCACGATCTGTATTACAAAGACAGCAGAGATATACAATCCACAGAGTTCGGAAGATTTATTCCTGGCATCACAATGGTAAATGAAATAACACAGATAGATGACGTTGTAATGGTGCCTTGGTTAGTAGGTAATGAATGGAAGAAAGTTGGCAAGATGAAGTGCAAATATATGTTCGGTCACTTTGAACTGCCTAACTTTTTTATGAACGCAATGGTGGAAATGCCAGACACAGGTGAACTGAAAGGCAGTGACTTTGTGGCACAGGAATATGTGTTCTCCGGACACTTCCACAAAAGACAAATTAAGAATAATATTCATTACTTGGGTAATCCGTTTCCGCACAATTACGCAGATGTAGATGACGATGAACGTGGTATGATGATTTTAGAACATGGCAAGGAACCTGTATATTTTAATTGGGGCAACTGTCCCAAGTACAGAAATGTAAAATTAAGCACATTGCTTGATAAGACTAAAGACATCATGAAAAGTAAGATGCATCTAAGAGTTACACTAGATATTGATATAAGTTTTGAAGAGGCAAGTTTTATTAAAGAAACATTTATGAAAGAATATGGATGTAGAGAAATCACTTTGATTCCAAACAAAAAGGACGAAGAGATCAACACAGATATAGATATTACAAAATTTGAAAGTGTTGATCAGATAGTTTCCAAAGAAATAGAATCAATCGAGTCAGACGCATATGACAAAAGTGTATTGCTAAACATCTATAGAGATCTAAGCAATGATACTAATTAAGACACTTACAGTCAAAAACTTTATGAGTGTGGGTAATCAGACCCAAGCCATAGACTTCCAGCAGAAATTATTGACACTTGTACTGGGTGAAAACTTAGACATGGGTGGCGATGACGCAGGATCGCGTAATGGTACAGGTAAGACAACTATTGTAAATGCACTGTCTTACGCACTATATGGTGAAGCACTCACAAAAATACGTAGAGATAATCTTGTAAACAAGACCAACGGAAAAGGTATGTTGGTCACAATCACATTCGAAAAAGAAGGCAAGAAATATAGAGTAGAACGTGGCAGAAAGCCAAACGTAATGAAATACTTTATCGATGACGAAGAACAAGAATTATCAGATGTAAGTCAAGGAGATTCAAGAAAGACACAAGAAGATCTAAACAAAATGATTGGAATGACTCCAAGGATGTTTAAACATCTTGTGGCACTGAACACATACACACAACCATTCTTAAGTTTACATCATTCAGAACAACAAGACATCATTGAACAATTACTTGGAATACAATTACTGTCAGAAAAGGCGGATATACTAAAAACAAAGATTAAAAGATCCAAAGAAGATATTGCTATGGAAACAGCAAGATTGGATGGATTAAAAATCAGTAATCAAAAAGTTGAAGAAACAATTAACAGTTTGCAGAGCAAAAGCAGTGCTTGGACAACACAAAATAAAGTAGATAAAGAAAAATTAGAAGACAGCATAAAAGAAATAGAAAGTCTTGATATAGACAAAGAATTGGAAGCACATCAAACACTGGAACAATGGAATAAATTAAACGATGAAATGTTGCAACTAAACAAAGATAGAAGCAATTTGGAGGCAACAATAGTACAAGCGGACAAAACTGCAAAAAAATTAGATAAAGACTTAGAAAAATTAAATGAAAAAGCAACTTGTTATGCCTGTGGTCAGGATCTTCCAAAAGAAAAAATTGAAGAAATGCAAAGAAAACTTGAAGAAGAATATGGCGAAGCAAACAGTTATGTGATGGATCTTCAAGAAACGTTGGATCAAACAGAAGAAAAAATTAAAAATTTAGGTGACATGGCACAAAAGCCGACAACTTATTATGAAACAGTAAAAGAAGCATATGAGCATAGACAATATGTGGACACACTGAAAACAGCATTGAAAAACAAACAAGATGAATCCAATCCATATTTGGATCAGATAGATGAACTACAAAAACAAGCAATACAAGAAGTGAACTATGACACAGTCAACACAATGCAAAAATTAAAAGAGCATGAAGAGTTCCTATACAAATTGCTTACAAACAAAGATTCCTTCATAAGGAAAAAGATAATTGATCAAAACCTGACCTTCTTGAACAACAGGTTAACACACTACTTGGATCAATTAGGACTTCCACACTTGGTCACTTTTAAAAATGATTTGAGTGTGGAAATCACTCAACTCGGTCAAGACTTAGATTTTGACAATTTGAGTAGAGGTGAACGTAACAGATTGATATTGGGTATGAGTTTCGCATTCAGAGATGTGTGGGAGAACTTGTATCAAAATATTAATCTGTTGTTCCTGGATGAGTTGATAGACAGTGGTATGGATACAGCAGGTGTTGAAAGTGCCCTAGCAATATTGAAGAAGATGAGCAGGGAGAGAGCGAAGAATATATTCTTAATCAGTCATAAAGATGAATTGATTGGACGTGTGAACAATGTGTTGCGTGTGGTCAAAGAAAACGGATTCACACAATACGCAAACGATGTGGAGACTTATGAGCATTCAAGATGACACACATGATAAACTGACCAAGGCGTACATGGCATACTTCAAGGCCAACGAGCAGTTCGTGAAGAGGCGAAGCCTCGCTACAAAAGTAGCCGCCAGAAAGGCGCTCGCGGAAATTCGAATTTTGGCTCGGACTCGTAGGAAAGAACTGACAGAAGAGTACAATACAGCACGTATTCAAAAACAACACAACCAAAAATAGTACCCGGTAAGTAAGTTCATGCAGTGGACTTACAGAGGAGACACAATCACAGAACTGCCAGAAGACTGTGAAGGATTTGTGTATCTCATTACAAATACAACCAACGATAAGAAATACGTGGGCAAAAAACTGGCGAAATTCAAGAAGACACGTCCACCACTCAAGGGAAGAATAAACAAACGTAGAAGCAAAGTCGAAAGTGACTGGAGAGACTATTGGGGTTCCAATGATCATTTGGTTGCTGACGTCAAGGCACTAGGGGAAGACAAATTTACTAGGGAAATACTTTACATCTGCACAAACAGAGGCACAATGAGTTACTTGGAAGCCAAGGAACAGTTTGACAGACGGGTACTCGAGACAGACGAATACTACAATGGCATAATAAACGTTCGCGTAGGCGGATCCAAAGTCCTAAAAGAAGAATTGAAAACACACAAGGCCACATAGCAACACCGTTGATAGAAATATCCAGGAAATGCAGTCGATGAGACGTTAGGTGAATCCTGAGTTGCAAGTAGAGTGCTAACTGAAGGCACAAAAGAAGATGCTCTGTGAAAAAGATACAACATCAGAACTGCACACTTTGTTTGCAAAGGGTGATGCAGTTTCCCGTGACATGAAGTCTGGAATAGGGAGTTGGCGGGTCACCGCTTCCGTACAAAATTTCCTCTTGCAAAATGGCGGAGTCATCTCGCATGATGTTCATACTTCCCCGTAATGGGTGAAGTATGGATCAAGTATCTGCATGATGCAGGCACATAACTTCGTTATGTTGATTGCTTAATTGCGAAGCAGAACGACGCAGTCGTTCTTAAACATTAGGATCAAATGTATCACAGTCCAACCACAAACTCTGATCAGGATTGCAACTGTGAGTACACTTCAGTTTCGTGTGACTCCAATTCCTAACTTCCAACTCCTGTAGAACAGCGTCGCTGTAAACGTATATCGTATCAGGATCCATCTTCA